CCGAGGGAACCGCTGAAGTTGATGCCAACCGTGCTCCTGTTGGTGAGCATGTTGATCATGTGCTTGTCGGCGAACTTGACGAAGTTGTAGTCCATTGCAATGTCGTGCATCTTGTCGTACGTCGCTCCTTGAGAGCTGGCGTGAGTGCAAGCGTTCAGGGCGGCGTCGTAGAGGTCGACGGTGGCTTGGGCCATGGCGGTGAAGTAGCCCTTGCTGATGCAAGCTACCGAGCGAGAGATGCGGCCGGAGATCTTGCTGGAGGTGGCGACTCCCCACCGCTTCGCAACGCACTTCGGGGAACGATGCGTGTACAAGCTGTAAAAGTCGGCGAAGCGGGCGAAGTGCTGAGCCTCGGAATCTTGAACGGTGAGCCACTTGGCTTGCACCTTGCCGTTGACTTTGACGGTCTCGGACGCGGGCAGCTGAGTCACATCACCGAGCACGATCACTAGCTCGATGGCGGGGTCCATGAGAATGCAGAGGTCCACGTAGCCGTTCTTCATCTTGCCGACCTCGTCGACGATGAGGATGCGGGCCGTCTTCTTGAAGCAGGTGCTCTCGTACGAGCCCACGCGGAAGCTGTCCTGGTCGAGGAGCCCGAGGTCGGAGGTCCACTGTGCTGCGAGCTTATTCTCGGGGGTGGCGACCTTGCACTGGCGCATGATACTCGGATTGGCTTTGAGGAAGGCGGTGAGGGGTGCCGTTTTTCCGCAGCCGTTGTAGCCCATGATGGAAATGAGCTGGACAGGCGCCCGAACGCAGGTGTCGGCGATGGCGTCCATACGCTTGGCGAAGTCCGCGGCCATCACTTTCTGGTCACTCATGATGATGCCTGTGAACTTGTTCTTGTAGTCCGAGGCGAGGTACTTGAACCGTGTCATGCGCTTGCTCGGGTTGAGCTTGTCACGAGCAGACTTGACTGTGATGTCGTAGGTCTTAGCCGTGGCGAAGGCGAGGGCGCATCCCTTGTACTGAGCGAGAAGGAGCAGGTCCACGATCTGCTTGATCGACAGAGCAGAGCCGTTGGTGACGGGCCGATGAGTGTCGGGGGTGGGCTGCTGCGGGGTGGGAACGTGCTTGACGTGGCTGAAGTGGCCCACGCCGGCGGACGTGTGATTTATTGAACCGCGCAGAGGACCGACACCGTAGCGAGCTGATGCCGCGTCGCTGTTGACGACGACGGATATGCCGAGGACTTTGCAGAGCACATCGAGGTGGCGGGTACTCCAGGGACCGCTTGGGGCGGCGTCGTCCTCCGCGTCAGTCACCGATGTCAAGAGCGAATGGAGCGCGCGGGGGGACTCGTCAAGAAGGGAACCCAAGGCATCGAACAGGCAGGTCATGGCAGCCGGATAGGGTCGGTGCGACCCGGTAGTCAGCTCAATGTCGCAATCAGAGGCGACACTAGTTGGCAACTCGTCGGCATCGTCGGTCTCGGCGGCGGGCACAAACAGCTCTGCGGTCGGCTCGGAAGGAGCTGCGATAGTGATCAGCTTGAGCTTGACCGTCTCTGCCGTCAGATCCAGATGGAAATCCGAGAAGAAGCTGGAGCTGATGTCCTGCAGCTCGACGGTGAGGCGGAAGGGCTCGGCGAAGTGGTTCTTGACGTGGCGCATGTACACCTCGCGCGATGAAGCGTACTTGTAGGTGTGCCATACGACGCTGAGCACCTCGCGATAAAGCAATGCACTCCAGCACGCGCGCCGGAGCAGAGAAGGGCGAGCCACGGGGAAGTATCGGTCACGGGCGGCAGGCAGGAGGCCTACGAGCAGATTCAGGGAGTTCACCTGAGTCCACCGCCAGCGGGAGGAAACGTCGACGCGGAGGCTCGCGACGAAGGCGGTCCAGCCATCGCCGAGGAAGCGGGTGGGCAGTGACCACCAAGAGAGCTCCGTGCGCAGACCTGAGCAAGTGAGCTCGTAAGTCCGAGAGTCGCGCGCGAGTGCCGCGAGACGTCGGGAACCGTACAGCGTGGGGACCTGATCGAGGTCGCACAGGACAGCGGGCTGAAAGCCAATGGTGTGGGCCTTGATCCACGGCCACGTCAGGTCGTGACGGTAGCAGGCGAGCGCGACGACAGCAAGCGGCAGAACGACGAAGAGAGCCAGCATCAGGTGACGAACGCGGCGCAAGCGAGTGTGAACGGCAAGGCATGCCACGAGGACGCCGTGCTGGAAGGGTGAGAACAGCTTGAAGAAGTAGCGTGTGGCCCTCAGCTCACGGTGGGCGAGGGCGTACGCCTCCATGTGCTGCTCAGCCATAGGGTGCATCCACTCGGTGGAGCCGTCCAGGCCGGACTTTAGCGTGATGGCGGTCTTGGCGGCTGCTGAATGGATCGAGTAAGCGCCTTTGACGACGCGAGCGTTCGAGCAGACCTTGCGGTACACTTCGCGGTCAACGAGGCGGTGCGCGAGGGGAATAGTCTTTAGACTGTCATCGGGGAGGACAACTGCGTCAGGGACGGGGAAGGAGTCGTACTGCTTGCTGGCTAGGGCGGTGGCACGCGTGCAGCGGTACACGTGGTGTGCTCCGAGCGATTGGAGACGCTCCACGGAGTGGCCGTCGATGCTGCGGATGAGCAGCCACTTCACGCAGTCGAGCTCCTGCTCGTAGTGATCCTCCGGGTGACGTTCGATCTCGTACAGGAACTTGCTCCCAAGCACGGTGTAGCTGTAGACGCCGGGCGCGAAGCTCGAGGCCTGGATCAGTAACTCCGCAGGGATGACGATGGTGTACGTAATGTCCTCCAACTTCGGGTAGGCCTTGAACAGGGCCGTGATGAAACTGGGCGGGAGGAAGTGGGCGGCGTCGTGGAGGAAGGCGTGTTTGAAACCTGAGTCGGGGGGCAGAGCTGATGAAAAAGCCTTGCCATAGCGGAGCGAGTCCCGAACTGTCAGCGTGGGATTGGCCAGCGTGATGTTGGTGCCGAGCGCCCGAGCCTTCCAGTCCTTCATCCAGACGATGAGGGTTGCGTCAGAGCCGTAGGCCGGAAGGCACTTGGCTAAGATGTAGTTCTCTATCGTCCGATGGATGGGGTGCTGGTGCGTCCTCGTCCCGACGAGGGGAGTCGCGATGCCCAGGTGTGCGAGGTAGTCCTTCGCCGCTTCGGAGTAGGCGAAAGGAGCGATTATCTTTGCGGCCTGATCGGCGGCGATGACGTCGCCTGCGGTAGCCTGGTGGGCAGCGTCCGCGTGGATCAGGTCGCGCAGCTCGTCGTGCGCAGCCTTGGTTGGGCTGGAGACGGTGGCGCCACCGGAGAAGTGCGCGGTGATGGTGAGCAAAGCAGACTGCTCGAAACATGAGAGAGCGAGTGTTTTCCACTTGCGCACACGAAGGCGGTGCCGGAGCCATGCTTGGTCTTGGTCAAGAGTTGTTGCACCACGCAGGCTTCTGTACTGCTTGCGGGTGAGGTAGGTCACAGCGGGTTCGCTGGCACCTTTTCGGACATTTGGGGCAAGGTGGGATACGCCACCGAGAATCACAAGTCCGAAGAGTAGGTAACAAATCAAGATCAGAAGATCGAGTATGTTCTGCCCGTAAGGGCTAAAGAGAGCAAAAACGACGAACATGTTT